CTGCGACACCCAACGGTGAATCAAGGCGTTTGAACTGGCGTGACGCCAACAGTACGGTCGCCTCACGGATCGCGTGAGGTACTGACGGCCATCCCCATTTGGCGGTCACTTCAATGAGGGTGCGACCGTTTTCGGCGACAGGGAAAACAACATCCAGTGCACGCAACAAGGTGATCGGTTCGCCCTGCGCGACAGCATTCGAGGGTTCTGTCTGATAGTCAACACCGACCGTGAGGGTGGTGCTGAACGATCCTGACATCTGGTCATCAACTTTGACAACCAAACCTGTGGTGGTTGAGATGTCGTCAACGAACAGAAAAGCGTTACGGTTCGCCGCATATGTGCGGGCGCTGGTTACTGCGTCAACATAGAACCGGCGTGAACATTCGCCATCAATGCGCCGTGAGGCTGCTTCGACTGCTCGTTCTAGGAGTGCGTCGTCAACATTGTCGGCGATCCGTGCAGCAGATTTCAAATCGCTGAGAGTGCAGTACCCGTTCGTGATAGCCATCAGTTCACCGCCATGATTGAGACCTCTGCTGTCCCACTGTCTTTCACACCGTAAAGTGCTGACGTGGGTGGCAGGGTAAATTGAACTATTTGATGCGCATCAATTTCTAAACCATTTTCTGTCGTCACGGTCGCATCACCGATGTGGATATGTTGACCTGAACCCGCACTCATATGAAGTGAGATCGTGCACCCGTCGGCGTCGGTTTGATGTAACAGAACACGCGTCGTGCCGACTTCTATTTGTGCAGTCGTGATTGGCACGATTTATGCCTTGCGAGTTTTCGCGGCTGGTTTAGCGGCAGTTTCTTTCACAGGGTTCACAGCAGCAGTTTCGACTGTCCCGTCAACTTCAGCGAACCTGTTGACAATCATGTCTGCACCAACATGGTCGGCGACCTCAATGGTGCCACCGATAGCGGGCCATTCTTGCCCATCAATGGTTCCTGATATTGCGATAAGCATTCTGATTTTCATGCTGCGACCTTTGCAAAAAATGTTCGGATATGGGTGGTGGTTCACCGTCACCGCATCAAAGACACGGTGACGGTGACCAACATGGCAGGGCTATCAGGAGACAGCGCCACCGACGAAACACTTGACAGCACCGGTCTGATCGACCAGAACACCGTCAGTGCGGAGGCTCACACGGAACGTGCGCACCGAGTAGTCAAACGCGAAGTCGTCAGACACGGCAACTTCAATGCCGTTGACTTCACGAATGAAGTACGACGGCAAGTGACCGAACAAGACTGACTTAGCGGCGACCGCGGTGGAGGCCATTGAGTCGTTGATGTGAACGGGGAAACCGAGCAACGTGTCAGCAACACCATTGAGACCTGGTGCGAACAGGTACTGGTTGGTGGTGTCCTTCAATTTGCGTGCGGCGGCCATTGACGATGAGTTCATCATCCATGCCACGCCTGGTTGCGCCTTGTAGGTGCTTGACACCGAGTAGTTCAGGTCAATCAAGTTGTCAGCGGTGAACACACCCGAAACGGCTGCGGCACCAGTGACACCAGTGGTGGCGTTGGTGACGATACCGTAAGGCTTGCTCGAACCGTCGCCCGTGGTCATGTGACCGCGAGTTGCGACACCGATGGCCAAACCTGCCTGGCGTGCCAAGAAACCAGCAACATCGACGGTGGCGTCTTGTGCGAGTTCGTTGGACATTTGAACGAGCACGACATACTTGTATGCGTTCAACGTTGCGGTGCCGAGAGTCGGGTCCGATGCGCTCGCTTGTGCAGCCTCGCCAACGATGCTGGCGGTGCTGAATGCGGTCGACTTCGGAATCGCTAACGATTCACCAGATGCGGTGGTCAAAACGGTTGCGTACTGGCGAACAACGTTGGCCTGCACGAGATGCTCAACGATGCGGTCGTACACTGACGACGGAACCATTGTGGCGCTTGACTTAGTGATGGCACGCTTTTCAAACTTTGCAGTGCGCTGTTCACCAGCCAAAAGGCGACGAACCGTCACATCATCCTGGTCAACTTCAGCGGCAGCGCCACCGAGGTTTGCGGGAACGCCGAGGCGTGCGCGTGATTCTTGAATGTCACGGTCGCGTGTTTCGGCATCGATGATTGACTTGATTCGAGCATCTTTGATGTCGAGGTCGGCGTTGATCCGGTCAAACGTTTGGTTTTCCTCAGCGGACAGATCACGCTTTTCAGCGACTGCCACATCGAGAAGTGCTTTGGCCTGTTCCCATGCCTTAGCCCGCTCTTCAGATAAATTTGCGATGTATTCGCTCATGGTTTTTGTTCCATTTCTGTTTGGGGGGTTGATGTTTTTGGGGGTTCAGGTGGTGACATTCTGAGGTGGTGCCAGTCATGCTGGTCCGGTCTTGATGTTCCGATCTGAGGTGTTCACGCTTTTTTGGCGTAAAGATCACTCATTCGACGAGCCACCGAAACGGGCACAGTGCTCGCAGGTGTTTCGTCGATATGTGTTTCGGTTTCTGTGTTGCGAACGGTCGCACCAGATGTTTCAGGGTATGCGGGGAAACCAGTCACAACAGAAACCTCATGCAGAATAACTTCAGTCAGCGCGCGTTGTGCACCATTCTCTGACCACACGTCACCGCCACGAGGAACACTGAAACCGAATGACATGCCGTGCACGTCACCGCGTTGCATCAACGCTGACAGATCACGGGCATAGGTGGTGTCTGGTAGTTCACCTTCAACGAGTAGGCCGCGACTGTCCTCGGTGACAGTGATGGTTCCGGATCGGGTTGAACCGAGCACGAGATCAGTGTTGTGATTGACGAACATGCGAACTTCACGACCTGCGTTCAGTGATCGTTTGAATGCGCCAGGGCGGATCGTTTCAGTGAACGGCAACGGTTCTGATGGGGAGTTGAACACGGCCGCATATCCACGGAACCGCATCGGCTGCCCTTCCACATCGGACCGCACCTCAATGTTCCCGAACGAAACAGTACGAAATTCAACGTCACGACCTTGCACCTTGCGGTGTTGAATTTCTAGCGCGTCATATCGTACGGCAGGTTCAGATGTCCCGTTCATTTCCATTTCAGTTTCAACGGTATCACCAACGATGAGTCGGTCGGGAATAATCCACTTTTTGCAGATACCTTCAGGTGCGATGTCACCCTCAACGATTTCACAGGCGCGTGCGCCATCATAGAAAACGCACGAACTGCACACCAAACCTTCAGCAGCGAACGGTGACTCAGCCATGTAGTGCGCACCGTCAGCACTCGAATCCTGTGTGTACGAGCCGAACAGGTCCACCACTTTTTCGTCGTTCTCGTATTGCATCACCTGGCGTGGTGTGAAACCGAGATCGGCTAGTTCACCATCACGGGTTTCTAATTCGTTGAGGTCCATATTGTTTGTTTCCTTTTCGGATGTTTTGCTTTCAGAAATAATTGCCAACGACCATGCGCGCCCCGCATCGCCACCCCACAACGCCCACGCGACACGGCCCGCAGACGGAAAACCTTCCTCGCCGGCACGGAAACCTTCGGCATCCTTATCAACCAGATGACGCGCAAAATACGATGACATCCGTTTGATCGTGTCGAACGACAGATCACCATTGATGATGTCTCTGGCACGAGCAACACCGACCGCCGTGCCACCGCGCCCAAACTCTTGACGCCAATCCAAACCCTGCTGCGCTTCATCACGCATCGCCGATGTCGGTGTATAAGAATCAGCACGAATATCACGCGACTGTTCACTGTATTCAGGCATAGCGATATTCAACGCTGCTAACTGACGCAATGCCGCTGACCTCGTTTTGTGGCATCCAACAACATCACCACCATCTTTGACCACGGCGTATCCATCGCAGTCAGCATTGTTGTTCTCAATATGCCACGGCATTACAACGGCGGCTCCGCGTCAACACCCATCGGCGGCGGTGTTTCACCAGGACCAGCCATCGGTGCACCAGGCAACGCCATCACAAACTCGTCGCCACCCTCATACGGTTCAAGATCCTCACTAGCACGACATTCGTTCGGTGTACGAATACCAGTCGCAACGGCCAACTGGTACGCCTTCAAACGGCTGAGAGTGTCAGCACGCAGGAACGCATCAACATCAAAACGCACAAAATCTGGTGGCGCTAACAAACTAGAGAACGCATCCTCAAGGCGACGCAACCACGGCATCAACGTATAAGTCACGAAATGCTGGCCAGCCATCTCAGCGTTCGCGTATGTTTGGGAGTCGCCCTTAGCGCCGATCAAGTATGACGGCACACGGAAAATGCGGGCGATCTGCAAAACCTGCTGCTCACGCGACGCGTTCAACTCCATATCGGCAGCACTAGCAGTGACTGGCCGCCACTTCATGCCACCAGTCAACACCGCAGGGCGGCGCCGACGGTTGTGCTGGTCAAACCAGGTCTCACGCAAAACCTTCGCCTGTTGCGCTGTCATCTCGTTATCGGTTTCAATAACACTCGAAGGCGTACCGCCGTCAGCATAGAACTGTGCCATGTGGCGTTCCATAGCCAACGCCAAACCGATCGTCGTTTTCTGTTCCTCAATAGGAGACAAACCGACCACCGCCTGCGGTGGTGCCCACCAGCGAATATGCAACATGTTCTCAGCCGGAACAGGCTCACCGCCGACGGTATAGTTGCGGGTCTGCATATTCAAAGACACAACATTCACATTCGTTGGCGACAACGGCGTCAACGCAATCGGTGTGCCGTTCGCACTGCGGTCAACATAAATATACGAATTACCATGCAACGCCAAACTCGTGATCGTCTGATGAATCAACTCGTATGCCGTCACAGTTGACGACGGATCAAGAAACAACGCTGGCACATCCATCGGGATATTGCGGTCACCGACTCGACGAGTAGAACGCAACGGTAGTGACGCAACACTGTCAGCAATCAGACCAACACACGCCATCACCGCCGAGACCTGCAACGCAGTTGACTCATTAACAGGTTCACCAGACCAATTCGTGACGGTACCGAAACCGCTGTTCTGCAATGGGAGAAACTCGCGTCGTTCACGCCTCGAAAAAATGCTCATCTAGAAACCAGCCATCCAGTCAAAATCAAACCAACACCAGCAAACACAATGCCAGCAGGAACAAACACCAAACCAATACCCACACAAACCAAAACGCCACCACAAATCTCCATCGCAGTTGTCAACATCTCACGCATATTCTGTACTCCACGGGTCAACAATACGAGGCAACGGTTCCACATTCTGACGGCGAGTTGCCGACCATGTGGCCAACG